TCTTCAGGCGAGCGGTCCTTTCTCCGGTCTCGAAAATCCGCGCTTTTCCTGGGCGCTATAGAGGGTCCTCTAGCTATCCGGAGGGCGTGTAATGGCGCGCCCCAAGGCCAAGGAATCCAAGGAGAGCACGTCCTCGCCGCGTCACATGTCACTGATGCAGTGCGCCCAGCTCCTGGACCGTGACCGGAACACCATACAGAAGTGGATTCGCCAGGGGTGCCCTGTCGTCCAGGCCGCCGACCGCGGCCGAGGGCAGTCGTGGGTTCTGGACCTCGCCGCTGTCGTCCGATGGCGTGAAGAGCAGGCAGCCTCGGTCGCCGCCGCGGGAGTCAAGATTGATCCCGAAGGTATGTCCAAGGAAGAGGCAGATCGTCGCCGGGCCGTGGCACTGGCCTATATGGCCGAGCTCGAACTCGAAGAAGAGCGCAGGGCTGTCGTGCGGGTCGATCAGGTCCTCGACGTCGTCGCCGCGGAATACGCGGCCGTGCGCGCCGCTCTGGAGTCTGTCCCAGCGAAGCTCGCGGGCCGCCTCGTCGGGCAACAGGATCCGAACGCGATTCGTGCCGAAGTGGAGGACTCCCTACGACATGCGCTGTCCTCGCTGAAGAAGGACGTCACCGATGCCGTTTGACGGAGTCGATCTCGGACTAGAAGCGCTTCGTGAGGGACTCATCGCACTGCGCGATGGGCCGCTGCAGTTCCCGCCGGAGATTGACATCGTAGAGTGGACAGAGAAGCACGGCCGCCTCTCTAGAGAGGTGAGCGCCGAACCTGGCGAGGTGCGCCTGTACGGCTACCAGAAGGGTTTGCTTCGCGCTATGGCGGACCCGCGCATTCCTGAGCTTGCGGTGCTGAAGGGCGCGCGCGTGGGCTATACCCAGCTCCTCTCCTTCACGGTCGCCTATTTTCTCGAACACGAGTCCGCATCGGTGTTGGTCGCTCAACCTACGGACGACGACGCCAAGGATTTCGGTAAGTCGCAGATCGACAGCATGTTCCGCGAGATGCCCGTGCTTTCAGGACTCGTGCGCACCCCGGTTCGTGGCGAGGCGCTCGATACCTGGAGTGATCGCCGCTACCGGAACGGAGCCGTGCTCCGACTCCGCGGCGCGGCTAGCGACGATGCATTCCGGCGATACACCAGCCGTGTCGTAGCGGGCGACGAGATTGATGCGGACGCCTGGCGGAACACCTCGATCAACGCGCAAGGCGACAAGCTCAAGCTCATGGCCGAGCGGTCCAGGACTTTCTGGAACCGCAAGCGCATTGTTGGATCGACGCCGAACCTACGCGAAAGCTCGCTGATCTGGCGCGAGTGGCTGCTCTCGGACCAGCGTCGGTATTTTGTGCCGTGTCCACACTGTGGGGAATACCAGTACCTGAAGTGGGGCGGGAAGGACACCGACTACGGGATCAAGTGGAGCCTCGACGAAGAGGGGAACGTCCAGCACGCTTGGTACGTCTGCGAGCATTGTGGCTCTTGCATCGAGGAATCCGACAAAGCCGAGATGGACGCCAACGGTGAGTGGCGTTCGACGGCGCGCGCCAAGCGGCCGGGCTTAGTCGGATTCCACGTATGGGCGGGAATGTCACTATTCCCAGGCGCGGCGTGGAAGGCGCTCGCTCAAGAGTGGCTCGACGCGCAGTCGAACCCCGATCTCCTGCAGCCTTTCGTGAACCTCGTTTTGGGGGAACCTTGGGATGCCCTCGAAGGCAAGACCGTCGAACCCGAAGGCCTGGCCGACCGGCGCGAGCCGTATCCTGCGGAGTGCCCTGATGATGTGGTGGTCCTGACCGCGGGTGTCGACAATCAGAGCGGTTCCGAGGACCAGGACGCTGATGGAGCCTCCCGTGCCCGGATCGAGGTATCCGTCTGGGGCTGGGGCAGGGGAGAAGAAAGCTGGCTGCTGGGGCATTGGGTTCTCGATCGGCACGATCCGTATTCGCCGGAGTCCGTTGCCGATCTGGACGCCCTTCTACAGCGCCCGTTCCTGAAGCGCGATGGCACCGAGATGCGCGTCGCAGCGACGGCCGTGGACTTGGGCGGCGGGTACACGCAAGAAGTCAAGGATTTCTGCCGCCTCCGGTTCCGCCGTAACATCTGGGCCGTCAAAGGCAGGAACCAGAAACTCGGCACGCGCACCGCCAGCGTGTGGCCGCGCAAGGCGTCACGGAAAGACGGCAACGCCTGGTATATGATCGACACACAGCTCGCGAAAGATGCCCTCGGCAGGCGGCTCAAGATCGAGGCGCCGGGGCCTGGATACTGCCACTTCCCCGAGTCTGCCGACGATGCCTACTTCGACGGCCTGACTGCTGAGAAGCTCGTGATCGACAAGCGTGGCAATCGATTTTGGCGACGGCGCGGCAGAAACACGGGCGAGCCGTGGGACTGCTTCGTGTACGCATATGCCGCGCTCCAAGGGCTCAAGAGTACGTACAAGCGCTGGCGCGACTTGTCACTTGCAGCGGATCGGATGGGAATACCCGCTCGGGACCCGGATGCCGAGGCGGACGGTGCGGAAGCGGTTGGTCCGGACCGGAGCGCGCAGTCTGCCAGACGTCAGGCTGAGCTTGCGCAAGAAGCCAAGCCAGCGCCGCCGTCGGCGGCGAAGGCGTCTCCGGAGAAGATGCCGGAGGCTACGGCGGCAGGGCAGGCGGCTGCTCCGGTGAAGACGCCGAGAAAGCCTCGGGTACGCAGGGTTGCGCGGTCGGTCTGGATGGGGCGGTAGTGGGGATGCTGGGATGAGGCTGTTTCGTCTGTGGACGCGCGATGAGCTCGTGCAAGCGATTCGCGATATCGAGTCCGCAATCGCAAGCGGTGCGCAGAGTGTGAGCTACACCGGAGGCGGCAGCGTGGGCTACGCACAGGGCTCCGAGATGCGGCGCGTGCTGGCCTCCTTATACGATCGTCTCGATGAGCTGGACGGCACCCCGAAGGCGCCGCGTGTACGGCATGTGCGGGTCTATCAGTCTGGCAAGGGGCTGTAGTCATGGCGACGAAGTCCAGCTCTAAACCCCGGCTGCGTGTGCAGTCGCAGGCGACTCCCGGCAAACCGCGTGTGCGAATTGCCGCCGGGGGCACTCGCTCTGAATTCGTGAACAGCAAGCGATCCGCGTACGAGTCGAATGGTTCTGGTCGAAGGTCGCCGCAGTACGGTGCATACGGCCCGAACGCCGCGCTACTCTCCGGTCTCGATAAGCTACGTCGCGACGCCCGAGCCCTGGCGCGAATCAACGGGTATGCTCAATCCGGTATCGACAATATCGTCAGCTCTGTTGTCGGGTCTGGCATCCGCCCGATCACGCCCTACGACGATCTTCTCCGACTTTGGAACGAATGGGTCGAGGAGTCGGATGCGATGGCGCAGAACGATTTCTACGGCCAACAGGCTCTTGCGTGCCGATCCATGGTCGAAGGCGGAGACTGCTTCGGTCGATTCAGGCCGCGCAAGGAGGGCGACATGGATGCCCGGGTGCCGTTTCAGATTCAGCTCTTGGAAGCAGAGCATGTGCCGTCGAGCAAGTCCGAAAAGGCCGCGAACGGGAACACGATCGTTGGCGGAGTCGAGGTGGACCTAATCGATCGCCCGGTGGCTTACCATATGTATCGCCGCCATCCGCTCGACCGCATCGGCTTGGCCGATGCGGGCCTCAGCACCGTGCGTGTTCCGGCAGCCGACGTGATGCACATCATGCGCACGCGACGTCCCGGCGACCGTCGAGGCGAGCCGTGGCTGGCGCGGGCGATCATGAAGCTCCACGATCTCGATGAATACGACGACGCTGAGCTGGTCAGAAAGAAGACGACCGCGCTCTATGGCGGCTTCATTCGCAAGCCTCTGGACGACGATGGCGGGGCGGTGCCAGGTGCGGAGCCGACGGGGGATGAAGACGTTGTAATCCAGCCCCTGGAGCCGGGAACATTCCCTGAGTTGCCGCCCGGCTACGAGGTGCAGTTCTCGAAGCCGGAGGATGTCGGAGCAAACTTTGAAGTCTTCCGTCGCGCGAACGTCTCCTACGTTGCGGCGAGCCTGAACCAGACCGTTGAAATGTTGACGTGCGATTGGGCGAAGCTGGGTTCGGATCGCGTTCACAAGGTAGCGATCATGGAGTACTACAAGCACGTTGAGGCGTGGCAGGGACTGATGATCCGCCAGTTCTGCAAGCCTACGTGGAAGCGGTTCGTGACCACCGCGATCGCCTCCGGCGCGTGGACCCCGCCTGCGGGCGCGGACCCGCGTGACTATTATGTGTGTGAATGGGCGCGCCCGCCGCGGCGTCATGTGCACCCGGTGCAGGAGGTCGATGCCTGGGAGAAGGCCCTGCGGCTAGGTATCACGACGAGGAAGCAGGTGGTCTCGGAACTGGGCGGAGACATCTCGCAAGTCGACATCGAGAACGCGAAGCAAAAGGCTGCGGCTGAGGCCCTCGGCCTGCGCTATACCGCCTACCAGTACGAGGGAGAATTGCCGCCCGCATCCGCCGCCGCTCAGGCGCTCAAGGCTATGGTCGAGGAGGCGGTTGCGGCGGCGGTAGAGCGTCTGGAGGTGGCTAAGGAGGACGAGCTGGGAAAGGCGGCCTAAGCTCCGTCGGTCACGCCAGATGCTGACAGACCGAGTTCAGCCACTCCAGTATCTCATTGCCTGACCCACCTGTCGCAGGATCAGTGTAGGCGCCGCGTGCCTTAATCTCATCGGCCGTCATCTGCCTCATGATGAACGCCGAGATGATCTTCTTGCAGTTCGACTCCCCAGAAGAAATGGGAAGTGCCTTTCCGCTATGGTCGACCGGGTAGAATCCTAAGCCTTGGCCATGGGTGTCCCGCGCCTTGGCCAGCGCATCCCCGAATGCTGAAGCCATATTCCCGTAGTCATGATCCACGGACCCGTCTATCACGATCTTCCCATCCGAAGCGCGCGAAACGGCATCGACATGAACATAGTTCTCTATGTTCCGCTTGCGCGTGAGGAATGCCTGGCAATTGGGTCGCGCGTTTAGCTCGGTGACACGGTCTTGAAGTTCCTTCTTCGGCGGCTGCCCGGCTGACGTCCGATCAGAATCGAAGATGAAAATCTGTGGAATCCCAAGCCTGTCGAGATAACGCCGCTCAACCCAGTCCTTGAGCGTCGAGCCACCCCCGATCGTCCAGAAGATCTTCGTCTGATCGAAGCCATTCAGCTCGCCGCTGTTGGCGAGCACGGTGGCAAATGAGACGAGTGCGTCAATATCGGTGAAGCCCTCTACGGCCACAGCCACCCGCACGCCGAGGCGATCAGCCGCATCGGGCAGAACGCCCAGATCTTCGGCGACTTCGGACAGCACTTCTTTCGAACCCTCGCGGACTCGCACGTGGCCTGTGTCAGGATCGGTGTCGACGTGCCGCACGCTATCCACGGGGACCAAGCCCGCGAGCCCGGGAACGTGAGTCGTAATGATCACTTGATCGCCTGCATCCGCGATCTCCCGTAACGCTCGAATGATCCGCTCCTGGTTGTCCGGGTGCTGCGAGGTTTCCGGCTCTTC